ATAACCAGCTTTCAGGTTTCGTTCACGTAACGTCATTGGGAAAACCCCAGATGGTGCTTCAGAGATGCGAACAAAGTTCATTGTTCGTTGTTCTCCGCGTTGTGTTACGAAAGTTCCGGTATATACGGTCATAGTGTTTGTGTTGTTTGTGTTTGTCATGATTCCTCCCAGAATATTGTTTGACTATTATAATATAACATAGTTTTGATACCTTGTCAAGTATTTTTTTAAAGTTTTTTTAAATTCTCTCATCTATCCAATACCAAAGCCAAGTAAAGGCGATGACGAATAGAGTAGTTCCAACTAGTAGTTCCATTTTTGATTTCCTCATTTGTTATACTTATAATATAACATGTTTTGGATTGCTTGTCAAGTAAAAAGTTAAAGTTTTTTTATTCTTTCTCACTCATTCATCCTTTCTTATGTTTATAATATAACATGTTGGAGATGAACTGTCAAGTAAAAAGGCAAACTTTTTTTATAAAAGATTCCTGTTCTCTAATTGACTGCATTTTTACTTCGAACCAATCGTCTTTGACATCGCCAGCCTCTTTTACTCTCTCCGCCCACTCTATTTGAGTAGTCATGTATTTACTTAGATGCTCTTCGGTATCAAATAGGTAAGTTGAGTAATCCATTCCATCTCTTATTGATTTCTCGTATTGGGGAAACAGTTTGATTGCTGTCTTATACACATGTCTATAATGTCTTGCATCTTGCAAGTGTGTTTCTTCGCTGAAGTGGACGTAGACTCTAGGTGAGCCAAACTTTTCCTTTGTTTGTAGCACTGCTATGTTAGTCAGTGGCACAATCTCTGTCGTGTAAGGTTTGTGTCTCGGACCAATCAGTGCATAGCCAATCCAGTTGGCAATTGTCCCTATTGTTTCGAAGTAGTCTTTGTGTTCTTCACTTTGACTGCCCCACATGCTGTAATAAATTTGATCAACCATTTATCCTCCAATGTTTGTTCTCATATATATAATGTAACATGTTGAGGATGTCTTGTCAAGTTTTTTTCCAAACTTTTTTTTCCTTATCCCAAGCATACTCGTTGAGATCAATTTTCTTTCGACTTGCATCAAAAAACTCAACTGTTGCTATTTTGCTAGAATGTGTGAGGACGATTCTAAGTATCTGCCCTACTCTATTATCGATTTTAACTAAATCACCTTTCATTTTCAATTTCCGCTAGTGCATTTTGAAGTCTCAATATGAGATCACTTATTTCAAAAAGTTTTCTGGAGATAAATCTCATTTGCTCTTCAGAACAATGACTTGCTTCATATACAAACTTAAGAAGAAGAGTGTCTTCCAAATCCATGAGTCTGTTAATTTCTGATTTTATTTTTGTCTTATTCATCACCAACTCCCGTGTCTATAATAAATATCATCCGAAAGGTCCGAAAGAAGTTTTTATTTTACTCTTGAATGAAGTGTGTATAATGCATAGAGTAGAAGTGGTTTTCTGTGTCAGAAAGCCAGATTGCAAATGAAGTTTCGCGATCATTATTCTTGTTTTCTCGGACAACTTGTTGACATGATGGAATTAGATTTTCATCATTGTCTATATCCTCTTCGTCAATATTCATCATATATAAAGACTCTGTAGTATTTTGGATTCGATACAGTTTTATTTCATCATCTGAATCCATAAGTCTATACCCAATCGTACAGATTCTTGAAATCTCTCTCTTCTCATGCAACTTTCCAAACACAGGGGCGGTGTGTCTCAAAAACATTAAGTTTTGAATTGTGCTATAAATAAAAAAATTGACTTTTTCGTAGTAGTTTGATGGCGAACCCGTACCAGCAATGGAGAACATCGTCTTATTGTCTAAGATTATCATTTCTTCTATCACTCCTGAGCGAGTGTATTCTTGTAGTACTCCAAAATGTACTCGATGCCTACGTCTCTCAAGTTTAGATGCGAACTCAAGATCCGGAATGACATAGACAACAGTGGTCTTATAGGCCCCCAGAGCCTCTAGGGCTCTCAGTGATGCTCCGGCAACCTTACCACTACCGCAAACAAATAACATGGCTTCATCGTGAGATTTGAGCCCTCTCTGTTTAAATTTAATTGGCAGCTTGTCATACTCTTCAACGGTACTCTTCTTTTCGATACCGTCATTTTCGTCAAGAATTATTATTTTGTAATTATTGGTATGTGGCCTAAAGAGTTCGGCTATATTCTTTCCTGCCTCTCCTAATCCTACTAAAATCATCTCACTCTCCTGTTTGTTATATATAATATTGGTATTGTAACTATCTTTTCTGAAGCAAAGATGAAAACCCTCACTGATGGTAGACTAATCTCGTTTGGATATGGAAACACCTCTAAGACAATTGCAACGTCGCCGTTCTTGTAACCAAAAAGGGCTCGTTCGTCCCAAGGGCTTTTCGAAATTGTTATGAGATCACCTTTCTTCATCTAAGTCACTCAATAATTTCGTAAAGCTCTGCAGTACTGGGTGTATAGCTTGACTGTGAAGAAAGAATATTTCGCAAACTGGGTCTCGAGAGTTTATTGTTCCAAGCCTCACTTTCACAACCAATCCTATATGGCCCGTGGTATATGTTGACCAAGACCAGTCAGGTAACGACTCAACTATAATTATTAGATCTCCGGATTTCATTAACCACCTCGAACTCACTATCCCACATTGGCACTTCGGTGTCATCCGGAAGCAGAACCCAATATATAGTATATAGTGCGCCAAGGGGTTCAGATTTCACTATTATCCCATATGTACCATCGGTATATCCAGATGTTTGGCAGTTGTGTAGAACAACTAACTCACCTACCATGTAAAATTCCTCATGTCTCCAAGATTCTTGCCAACTGAGCAATTCACCTTAAACTTACCTAGTTTCGTATCGGAAAACATTGCCTTTAACATTGGGATCATTCTCCTGTCATCTTTGTGTAGGTCGATGACAACGCTATCATGAACAACGAAAGCAACATGGGATCTCGTTGACCTAAGAAAGTTAGAAATTTTGCAAAATCTGTCAAGAGTGTTGTCTGAGGAAGCCGATTGTAATAAGTAGTTGAGTGCTTTGCGAACGGGACAAGCAATTGTTCTGCCGAAAGGGGTTTTAATCTCTTCTCCGTCAAAATACTTTTCCAAGAGACTTTCTCTGTTGTAGAAATTCGATTTAATAGTTTTGGATTCAGGGTTGTAGAGCCAAGCAAATAATTTTGTTTTAGCCTCTTCTCGGCTAAGTTCTTGTTTAAAAATGTTTTTAATGTTCCATTCATGAATATCTTCCTCTGGTTGTTCATATTTTTGTAGTGCTAGCATTGTCCTAACTTCCGCTGCGTTGAAATCAAGTTCTAAAAATACATCGTTGTTTGGTCGAACATGCTTCTTCAGTTCTCGTTTAAGATTTAAGATTGGAAAAGAGTCTCTATTTGTCGTAAGTCGACCTGTAATCGTTCCAAAAATATTATAATCAACATGCGGTATTGTTTCGCCAAATTGATCGTAAAGATGTTTTGCTTTCATGTCGTCTGCAGCATGGCAATAAACAGCGAAAGAGTTTAGGTTCACTGGGTGTGCTTTAAGTTCCTTTACGGACGCTTGCACGTTTTTTAATAAATTATAGTGTTCAGGTTTGGGATGATTTTCGAAAACCCAACGAGTAATTTCATTCTTAGTGTCATAATAATACTTCAAATGTTTTTGTGGGATCATGTCGTAAAAGCAAGTATTGCTTAGATCGATTTTGGATGTCGTAATAGCTTTGTAGTGACTCTTCAGGAGGTTTTTAGCCATTACCCAGCGATCCACCAGTGGTTCGGGACAAACGTCGCTGAGCGACTGACCAGATACCAGTAGTTGAGCATAATCAATGTCTTGTCCAAACAAATGATCTGAGTAGCTCCATGTTTTTGTTAAACCATTTGGGATTTTATCCCAGACAAACTGTCCACTGAGATAAGCACCTGCACAGTCTAGTTTATTGTCTAAAAGTTGAAATAGCATTTGTCCTCCATACTAGTAAGACCCAACGCTACCTCCTCGAGAACTAGCCCCAACTTGTTGTCGTTGAGATTGCGTTTTGGTCTTGTCTTCAAAATTTGATTTTGCATCATCATAACCATAGTCCTTGTTCCAGACCTGATTACGGAATACTCTATTAGTATAACCTATTGCTTCTTGTTTGTCAACCTTTTTCATGAAATATTTTGATTTTTTATAGATGGATTTAAGCTTGTTCTCTGAAAAGGGGGACCCTTCTTCATAATTTCTCATTCTGATATACATATCAATCTCTTTCAAGTCAGAATAGAGTCTTCTATCATACGGTACTGGCGACAACCTGATGTATTCTGAAACAGTTTTTCCGCATTGCACCGAGACAACTTTGGTTTGGGAGTTTTTCTGGGCATATTTATTATAATATATATTAATATTAGTATATAAGATATTATTATCTAATGTATATGTTTTAATATATCTACTATTGAATAAAGAATTTAAATTATATAAATTATATGATCGCCTTATACTTCTTGTTGCTGGAGAACTGACATCAAATAATAAAATGTTTGGATTGTCATGTAATATAGAGAAGCCCATGTTTAGGCAAAGATTTTTAAAGTAGCCAAATGTTGGATGGTCAATTATAGAGTTTATTTTTTGTTGATCTGCGTCATATGGGATATTGGCATATGAAAAACCAAGACCTGTATCTAAGATCCTGGATTTATTAGAAGCCATCCATTTTGTCAAGGTTATGGGTATATCTATGGGATTATTTAGTAGAAAATTAAAAAAGTTGTTGACATAGTCTTTATAAGATGCTATACTGGTAATACCAACTATGTTTGGTATGTGTGTTTCGTTGTAAAACCGGAGGATATTCCCCAAGTATTCTCCATACTTTAACCTAGGATCAGTGTATGAATCAACCATTCGTAAATTAGAAAATGCAGAACCATCGACAGAGATCAGCCCCTTCTGAATAGCTGTTGTAAAGTTCAGTCGCATCAAAGAATAGGCATCGGCAACGAAGTCAAAGACACGACCATGTTGAGTTTGAACCATGAAGTCTTCATTGGGAATAATCGAATTATTTTGGTCGTCAATAACTCCATAGTGGACCCTCTCTAAGAAGTTCACATCCATAATCATGTTTGGACCAACACCACTATTTTCAGCATATGCTTGCGATTTATATTTGGCTCTCCCGATCATTCTTTTGATGGTCGTAGACTTGTTGTTTGTGTCGAAAATTCTAGTCATATTTGTGTTCCTCGGGTTGGGTTACGGTGATGGTGAAGTCTCTGGAGCCCTAGCTGGGGTAGGTGCTCCGGATGGAGTGCCACCTGTTGGAGCGGCTGCAGCACCGCCGGCATAAATTCTGTCAAAGTTTTCACCTTCGATACCTGTCGCTTCTTCCAGTTCTGATAATCTGTCAATCAATGAGTTTCTAATTGTCAAGCACTCAGTTGATTCTCCTGCATACTTATCTTCATTCGGTTTGCGTCTAAACTCATCTCCAATGGCATCAGTTCCTAAGAACTTAGTTGACACGCTAATCTTGAACCCATTCCATACATTCGTCTCTAGGGAATATTTGACACTCTTTATTACATAGTAGCCGCCAAAGCCCAAGATATTTGCTCTTGTGCTTGCTTTGTGTGGATCGGATTCACCCAGTGCATCCTGAGGAAAGTGATGTTCGATCTCCCCACTCCAATCGGTTAGTATAAAGTTTATTATGACACCTGGATACAAGGAAGTTATGGCTTTTGGAGATTTGATGTCAAAACTTAGATCATACACGTTGGAGAGTAGACTTAAGTTTCCAAAGTTTGTATTGAAGTATCTGGCCTCTCTCAAGTGTGGAGAGTCGGTCTTAGAAAAAGATACATTAGAGATATAGTTTGTGTCTTTGGTGTTGTTTCCATAATACATAGTCATCGTATAAGGATCGTCCTTTAGCTTTCCAGCTCTTTCATATTTTAATTGTCTAAAATATGATGGAAATTGTTGATAGATGACGCAATAATTCTTTGACTGCGCGACTTTTGAAGAAACATTTTTGGTCATTAAGATATTTGGCTCACCTGGTAACGACTCTCCTGGTCCTCCAAGTGCCAAAGGGTCTTTTGGGTCAAAATAAGCACCTCGTGGTGGGAACATGCCTTTGGATTTGAACCAGTCCTTTCGATGATCTACAAAATATGAGGCTCTCAGTTGCGGAGCTGTCTCATCGGGCGCCAAAATGGAAAAGCAAGTGTCATATATTATATCATTGATAAGTCTTTGAGTCAAATCTTTGATAAATAAACCAACAGGGTAAGATGTGAGGCCTTTGCTGATGATGTTTTGGTGAAACCATTCCATAAAGAAGAACATGTCTACAGGTATCCTGACTGGATTTATAGTTATGGTCTTTGTTATATCGTTTGGATCGGGTACTGAGAATGTTCCAACGACAAAACGAAGATTAAGATTTTTTCGAAAAGTTTTCATTTCTGCACTCTTGGGTTGGTAGAGACATGCTAAACTCTCATACATTAGATCTCCCAAGTAAAAGAAGTGATTTTCTCCACTTGCCGAATCTAATGTCAGTTTGAATCCTTCCTCACCAACCCTTAAGTCTCCTTCATTAGATTTAAGATTGGTGAACACGTCTTGCCAATATTGCATGGTTGTATCCTCTGCAACATTTAGTTTTATATTTCCAAGTTTCCTAGCTCCAGTTAAATAAATTTGCTTTGGACTCAATGAAGTTCCAATTACGTTACTTTTTACTTTGTCTACATCCCACTCGTATCCATATACTCTTCCGTTCTCAAATAATCTTTTTATTATGGAGCCATTATTGATGTTGTCTTGAGCCTCAATTCTATCTGTTTCTCCAATTATCTGAAACATATCTCTAGCTATTTCATCAGAGCAACCATTTTCGATAATATTGTCATTGGCCTCTTTTCTTCTGTTGTATCTTTTCATGATTATATCATCCCCAGCCAAGGCATCGTTATAGGGATCCTTCATTGACTGTTCAAAATAACCAGCATAGTTGATAGTTAGAGACGTCTTGCCTGAAGCGTCATCTGATCTTTTTAGTGTGTGATCTATTGTAGCCAGATCAATAATCATTGCATCTTCTGTGTTGCTCGTTCCAAGACTAATTGCGTCCCCATCGTGTTCTAAAGACCAAACCTTTAGTCTTATTCGTGAGTACTCCGGAGAATACTCTCTCTTTATGGGACTGTTGCCCTGTGCAATGGTCTCTATGGTCTGAGTAGCTGGTAATGTAACCAGATCGTATAGCTTTAGCTCTATGAGTTCTTCTTTGCCTTCTCGCCCTATCTTGACAAAAGAACAAACCGCATCGATAGACTTTAAGTTGTCTAGGTTTATATTTAAGGTTACTTTAACATCTTTACTAGCAGTAGATGGGTTGGTACCATTATAGTCAATGTCGATTGTCTTTATTGCATACCCATAACCATTGCTCATTGTCTGTCTTACTATTTTAGCCCTGTCTCGGGTCGTGTTTCGTTCGATCACCGATTGAGACAATTTGAAATCATCAACATTTGTTGTTAGGTATATTTCACTCTCCCTCAATTCATTATTCTCAGGGTCAGTATAGACCCAGAAAAGTTTATGATATAGATTGTCGGATCGACTGCCGGGACTGAGTAGGAAATTTTTAATTCTCTTGGATGTAGTACAGACATTTACCAAAGTATTTGGATCAAACAAAGCAGCACTTTCGACCACAGGCATTATCCTTCCCCCAAAAGCTTGTTTGTCTGCACCATAAGAAGCGTCAATCCACTCAAGTGGGTATAGGTTAAACGGACTATAGTCATTTATCAAGCTCGATACCAGCGCGCATTGTCGAATATTTAAAAGCTGTTCCTCTGATAGGTCGTCATATTCCAAACTGGTATCGGTTGGTATCGAACTGGCTTCGGTGACAACATTGAGCTTCTTTGCTTGGTCTATCGATAGATTCTTGACGTCTTTCGCAAGAATCGGGTCATTATCTTCATCTTCCAATTCTATAAATTTATCGACGAAAAGAAAACCTAGGTCATCGTAGGAAGCTAGAGAAGATGGCTGACTTCCGCCCATGAACATGTATTTTACTTGATCTAACTGCATAGATGCAATAGTATTCATTAGTTTCTTTTTTGCGGCTGGATCTGATGAGAATAAGGATAACTTGTCTCCGATTCCAGCAATGATTAATGCTTGCGCAGGATCGCTTCTGTCTAATGTTCCAAGGTAGACTGCTACTTCATCTTTTATTTTCTTTAAGATAACTTTTTTAAAGAATTGTGTTGTCGTGGGAGCTTCAAGCTCTGTTTTTCCTGCATATTTTTTAAAGTATTGTCTTACAAGCCATGCGTCATCACCATCAGCTGCTTCGAGATCGACTGTTTTATTTGTCAATATGAAGTTTCCGCCAATGAGAACTCTCTGAAAGTTCGTCAACGCGTTTATGTATTCTTGGCTATCTTCGTCACGTTCAAGTCCAAAGCTTGTAGGTATGATAAAATCTTTTGGTGCTGTCATCTCAACAACTCCACGATTTGATTAGGTTTTGATGGTATGTTAACAACATCTCCGATTGAGTAGTGAGCATCGGTAGGTTTTCCATTTAATATACCAATAATCCACCAGAATTCGGTAGATCCATAGTATTTTTGAGATATTTTGAACAATTTATCGGAAACATTCCAGACATGTTCAGCTAAGATGTCAAACTCTTGCCCTTGAAGATCTTCAAAGGTTTTTGTCCTTACTATTCTCAACACTTTTATTCCTCGATTGACTTTGACCTCGGAGTAAGTGTCGCTATTGATAATTGCATTATCATTATTTGGATATTTTGGCATTATTACCTACCTATTTTTATTGTTTTTTTGTCCAAAGGAAAGAGTGGATATTCGTCTTTGTCTATTGGGGATCTCGTTTGGAATTTTGGTAATTCATAGTAATTATTATTGTTATCATCTACGTTCACAGTGTAATTTCTAATCAGATCGTTTCTATTGTACAACATATTCATGCTGATGGTCATAGCTTTTGGATATAATCGAACACCCTCCGTGAAGAACCCCGCTTCCATGTCAAACTCAACATCCAAGTCTTTCATGTATAAAGGTATAGCGCCCTCAAACATGTGATATCTATTTCCAGAGTCCGCTGGTGGACCAGAGTTTGGTCTCTCAACCATACTTGGAATGTAGAACATTAGTTTTGATACATAATCTTCGACCTCCATCCTATTTCCGTTCTCCAATCTAGACAAGAGCTTGGTTCCATCATCGTACTTCTTTAGGAACATCCTCATTAGATATTGAATTTTTACGCAATTCTTCTTCGCTTCGACTAAACTCTCTGAAGGTACGTTAAATTTTAGAGTGTAATCTATCGACTCGAAAGAAACACCAGTCTGATTTACCTTGCTAAAGATTGATGAATTGCCATTATCTGCTTGTTCTATTTTGGTTGATATTTTTCTAGAAAAATCTTCTATGAATGGCCTGAATACTACCCACCTGGGTTTTCTTTTGAGAAGTGGCGTGGTTGTATTTTCAGCACCAACAGTGTTGGATATGAATATGTAAGTGTTTGTTCTGGGAGCGGCAACGGTTGATATTATTCCTGTTGGAGATTTTATATCATTTACGTCGTCACTGTAAAGTTTGCTTCGATGTACATCATCTAAGATTACTTTTGTGTCCGTCCCAGAAGAGTCAACACAAAAGGGAAATAGTCCATTATCATAGTCCGAGTAGTGCCCATTCAACTGGAATGGTTGGAGAGCTTTCGTGTTTTTTAAGGGATGATATTCATCAAACAAAGTTTGATCTTCGTAATTTAAAGTTAAAGTTAAAGATAAGGCTTTCGGATATAGTTTTCCATCTTTTTCAAAATGTCCCATATCGTGAACTGGGCTGTACTGTATGTTGTCAATATAACAAGTAAAACCAGCAAACATCAAATCTTTAAAGTCGGTAATTCTTTCCGGCAACGGCGTACGACCAGAGTTAACAAGATTTCTATAGTATACATAGAACAGAGGAGTAGTTATACCTGACTTCGTTGATACATTTCTGAAAGTGGTCTCACTAAAAGGAGGACTACCAGGGTTTGCTCCCCATTTACTGCTGAGTATTAGCCGTTGGAGTTCTTCTATTTTACCAGAATTTACCATCGCTTCATGAACATCCATTGCTGGGATATCCAAGCCTAAAGTTATTGTCAATTTTGAACCTTTCTCGTGAATGATGGAGAAATTCTTGTTCGCTTCTGACTCAATGTTAGTTTCCTTATCTAGCTTTATTGCATATGAGTTCAAAAATGACTTAAAGGAGACAATTCGCTCTAATGGTGCAGAACCTATCACTATTTCTTCATATCTTTCTTTTGAATAATCATGTATGTAATTGAAATCGTGTCCATTTGTTTGGATCTCAGACAGTTGCATCCCATCATAGGTTCTGGGGTATCTTCTTTCTATCATTATCCTGCTCCACCGACTTTCGCTGCTATGCGTGCATCAATGATGCCTTCTAATTTATTGTCCATAAAGACAACTTCAATGTTTATTTCTGGAAGTTTGATTTCTGGCATGTTTATATCTATCTCCAGCTTTCCTTCGCTCATCTGTTTGATGATCCCTTCCGAGCCCATGACCATAGATGTGGATCCTCCATCGGCTCGAACTGCGATAAATCCATCGAAATCTAAAGACGCAAACTCATTTATGACAGCCAAGAGACCAGTCATGTCTCCAACGATTTCGCTAATATTATCTTTAACTGTTATGAAAGCTTCCGCGAAAGATTGTAACATCTTGACTGGGCTGAACAAAATAGATCCTAAAATCGATGCAGCACCAGATACAGCTCCCAATGCAGATGCAAAATAGTTTGGAAGTTCATATAACATGTCTGAGCCTGGCTTGTGAAAGATATCCCACAAGAAGCCCAAGGCTTTCACGGGAAACAGCAACACATTGCCTAATGTACCTGCTGCGGCAGAAACCGCGTCCAGTGCCCTTGCAAAGTAGTTTGGAAGTTCATATAGCATATCGGAGCCTGGCTTGTGAAAGATATCCCACAAGGCACTCAACGCCCTCACGGGCGACATTAACTTATTGCCCAACCATGCCGCTGCATTACCCAATAGCTCGAATCCTTTGGCCATATATTCGGGCAACAAATAGAGCATTGGCGAACCAGAAAGGTGAAGCACATCGAAAAGAAGTCTAAATCCATGCGCAACAAGCTCTAAGACTGCCGCAAAAGGGGTCAGGATGAGGTCCGCCCCCCACGCAATCCACCCAAGAAAATATCCAAGAGGCTTAGTAATAGCAGTTATGATCTCGAAAATAATTGCAAGGGCAGCCCCAATAAATCTGAGAACCTGACTTCCAGCCAGTCCCTCGCCCAATGAGACAAACATCGTACTAAACGTCTTGACCATCCGAGAGGCTGAGAGTGTTGCCTCTTTCATTGATGCGCCAAACCCATCAGCCATCACTCCCATGGATTCGCCTAATGTTACGTTCTCTCGTGCTCTTTTCTTTAGTTCGTCTGCTGAGAGATTTTCATTGGCTGCGTTCAGGTATTTGTTGTATTCTGATTGTTCCATATTCAATAATCTTTGCGCTTCTGCTACATCTTTAAGACCCATTGCTTCTGCGATGTGTAATTTGGTGAATTTGTCCAAAGAATCAAAGTTACCTCCGACAGAGAGCTTTACTTGTTGACGTATCATTGTAATTCTTTCACTATCCGTAGCGTTTAATAGTTCCAAGGATGATAGTTGAGTTCCCAAGACTGAATTTAGTTTAGCAGCTGATTCTGCTGCTTTATCGAACGAGTCATATTGTTGTGAGATACCTAACATGGTATTCATTTCAAGACCCGTTGCCTTTATTTGAGCCTCAAGATCCTTAAATACTTTGATATTGTCGGCCCCATACATAGCCAATCTACCAGAGGCGCTAGAAAAGTCTGACACCATCTTGCCAGATGTTATCCCCATTTGGCGACCTGTCATTGCAAGCTCTGCTGTCATATCAGCCGCAACGGCTTCTGACATACCCATAGCTCTTGTGAAGTGGTCTATTGCTTTTACCGAGGTCTCAGCTGTTACTCCAATCTTTCCTAACAATGACACTGTCTCGACCAATTTGTTGTTAACAGCTTCATTTTTTGGATCAAATTTTGAAAAACCAGTTGACAATGCTTGCAAAGTCTTTGCTAATTCTTTAAAGGATACCCCAGCCGAAAAAGTTGCAGCTTGAGTCTCAGTCAGTTGTGAGTGAAAGTCGTTTGCAAACCCAGTTGCCGATGCAATTTGCTTAGACATGGTATCTATTTCTTTACCAATTGCAAACACAGCCGCAACTAGAGCTGCAACAGCAATAGCAACACCTGCTGCAAGAGCAATCGCCCCAACACTCATACCCGATAACAATGTTCCAGCGCGAGCCATCCATCCAAGCCCTCTGACTTTACTAAGTCCCTGCATCACTTTTCCTAATTTTTGAACCTTTTGAGCCATTTCTGGGACACCCTTTACAAAATCAAGCCCTTTTTTAAGTTTTGCAAATTTATCACCAATGACGGGTAGTTTGCTTAGTTGGCCCAATCCTTTACTTAACTTTTCTAACCCACCTTTTTCCACCGCTTTTCCAAGACCACCAGTAGCTTTTGAGGCACCACCCATGATCTTATTCAAGCGTCCACCATCTTTACCAACATTTTTCATCTTACCAGCAAGGCCACCAAGTGAGCCTCCCAATTCTTTCCCAGCTATGCTCCAATCGGTTAACGAACCGATTACATCTTTTTGTGCCTTTAGAAGACCCTTCAGACCCTCAATTGGCTTAGTCTTTTTGTATTCGTTGTTGGTTTTTATGATTTTTTGTCGAGCTTTGTTTGAGTCTTTTAAATTTTCGATCTCCTTCATGTTATCAGCCAGCGCTTCCTTGCGTGCAGTTGCATCTCCGGCTGTGCTCTGGATGATCTTGAGCTGCTCTTTGCGAAGTTTGTTTATTTCTTCTTGAGCTAATGCTTGCTCGACCGCAGCGTCCAAAGCCTGTTTCGCCAATTCATCCGCAGCTAAGCCCTGCTCTCTTATTGATTTCAGAACTTTTTCTCTAGCTTCTAGTTCGGATTGCAATCCCTTCAGTTTTTCATCAGCTAATTTTCTAGCATCGTCCAATAGTTTTTTAGGATCTTCGCCTGTTCCTTCAGTATCATCAGCCATTTCGTTGCCCTCGTTTTATAACATAATTAGTTTTCAAACAAAAATGCTCAGCAATTGCTGAGCATTGTTGGAATTCTACTTTTTTGATTGTTTTGCTTGGTCTTCATATTCCTTCATGGTTCTCTTGAGCCACCAGTCGCGAAGTCCAATTGGTAAGTTATACAACTCAAACAATGACCATCCTCCATAATGTTTCAATACGAAGAATGATTCATATACTTGCTCCATATACTCAGGAGTTAGGCCAAAAAAAGTCGGTCCCGAAAGGGACGGACATAACCTCCTCGTGGTCACAATTCTTGCACGTAAATGTTTGTTCCATAACTATGTCTGGGGAAATAGATCTAAAAGCATCTCTTAATAGTAGAGATTCTTTTGCGATCATATTGTTGACAACGTAGTTGACGGTCGGGATGTCGTCGTATCCGTTAAAAGAGATTACAAACTTCTTAATTTGTTGAGTAACCATTTCCTTTTCAGATTTTTTTGAGTTCTCTTTGTTTGTAAGTTCGATCTCATCCATTACAACCATTGGTCTAATTCTTGCTACAATATTAGACGTTGGTAGTGTAAGAGAGAATGTCCCATCAGAGTTACTTGACAAGCCGTTATCCGTCCATGAGTCTCCATGAAACACTTCGTGATCATGCAGGTCAAATGTGAACTTTGAAACAGTTTCACAGTTTGGACACTTCACTTTTGTATTGTAATCTTCTCCATAAGCGGAAGCTCTAGCGTAGATTAGGATAGCATTTCTATCTCCAACCAGTAGCGATCTAGAGTCAACACCGGAGTCTTTGATGACATTTTTGATGAGTCTGTCAATAGCTAATCCTTTCTTGAGCAAAGAACGATTGGTTAAGATGTCTTCGTCTTTTGCTGTCATATATTTAATTTCAATTGACTCTTTGTTATGTAGAGCGTGACCTTCAGGGTATCTTCCTTTTGACGGAAGTTCTACAAATTGCGTTGGAGTGACAAAGTCCATGGGATTCGCCATCGCTGGAGCATCTTCGGTTGGGGTGGGACTGTGTCCCTTCAGCAACCTGTCTTCATTATTTCTTCTCATTTAAACCTCTGGTTATCGATTATTAGGCGTCGCAACTGTATCCACAGTTCCGTTCGCGTTATACATAATTGCCCAGTCATACTTTACATCCATTGTGTATTCGACCAAGCCATCATCGGCATAGGAAAGTTCTCCCCATGACATTTTTGTTATAATAGGGTTGTAAAGCTCCCAAGTCTCTGAACTTTGAATACGGTTGTTCGCCATACCTTCTGGTTTGAGTTGGTGTATGCGTATTACATCACCCGTAAAAGATTCTGCACTCATTAAATTCTTGGAAGGAGAATAGGTTGGTCTGTATAAACCATCAGTCCCCACGCCTTCAACTTCTATGTTGGGAGGAGTGTACCCTGACTTCACGAGCATTTCCCAAAACACATCGCTTGTCATTCTATCGGCCAAATACGAGAAGGTCCCACCATCAACAAAAGTAAAGGTGATAGGGTCCCATTTCGGTATACCTGGAAAGCTATAGTGATGATTAATCATTCTATATTCTTTAGCTGCTATATTGACGGTTGGCTTGCCACAAGATGATATGGCAAGCAACCTTCCTTTGTTTCCAAATTCTATAACGAATCTAGATTTCATTTTTGGATGAAATGATCTAGCGTCTAGTGTATTTCCCCACCATGTCATCTAAGACTCCTTGTTACTCAAAAAATTTCGAATCGCCGGCGCCATCTTTACCTTTAGAGAACTCTGCCCAGTCATATGTGATACCGACATTAATCTCAGATAGTCCGTCGTCTTCATAACTAAGATCATTGAAAGATACTTTGTTGATAAAAGGATTGTGAAGCTTCCATCGCTCGACTGTGTATGCTCCGGTGGCATCCAATTGAGAAATCGTAACAGAACCCAATGCTGTTACGGACTTTGCTTTAGAAATGGTTTCCAAGTCTTCTTTAGCCCGAGGGAAGTTGTATCCGGCACCATCAATAATATTTAGCAACTTTTCAGCTGCATCATCTTTATCTCCACCAGGATCCACTAGGGTTAATTCAATGGGATCCCAAGTTACACTACCTGGGAAATTAAATGTGTGCCCCAAGTACTTATGCGTAGTATCAGCACCGATGTTGATAGTTGGCTTTGTTACGGTTTTTGCATACCACACTAGTGCCTCATCGCCATCACTAAGTCCAGTAATCAGAATTTTAAATCTGAATTTTCTCTTAGGGTCTCTAATATCCCTAGAGCCCAAGTCGTTTCCCCAAAATGCCATGATAATTATCTCCTATTTATTCTTAATTAGTGGCTTATACAAAATCTGCGCCAGTCTTAGTGATTACAAAGTCAACAACGATGTACTCAATAGCACGGGCAGGTTTGATATAAATTTTTGCATACATAATGTTGCGGTCAATCAAGTCTGCTGTAGTGGTTGTCGAGTCTAAGATCAATTTATAATCAGACAAGCCGAATTTTGATCTTGTATCGGAAAGAATTGGATTAACTTGAGACTTAAATCTGTTCCAAGTTGATTCAACATTTTGGTCAAACAAAAGGTTTCTAGAAATCGTTGACACGCGAGCCTTTAAGTAAAGCACTAAACGACGTACATTGATACGATCCAAAGCAGAACTATCAGCTTGAAGAGTTTTCTGTCCGAAAATCACAAGACCTTCAGCAGGGAAAGTAGCGATTGGGTTAATGTTTACATCATACAACAAGTCTCTTTCTCTAGAGTCCAGTCGTTGACGTGCTTGTGTTACTTTAGGTCCACGAGAACCGCCGAGAGAGCCTAGTCCACCACGGTTAAAGCCAGCAGGGGCAAACCATAGCTCTGATTGCGCTTGTGACCTTCCAAGGGCACCTAAGGCTGCAATAGAAGGTGGAATCCACAACAACTGTGATGCATTTAGATTATCGGAAATCTGAACCCATGGATAAAATGCCGAAGCATAAGATGAGTTGAGATTTCTTGTTTTGATATTAGATACAGCAGTTGTTACTGAGCCAAGTGAGTCTTGTTCTGAAGCTGTATCTGTTCTTTCGGCAGAAGGAGTGTAGTCACCTTCGAGGTCAATAATTGCAAGAACATCTTTTCTGCTCTCGGCAACGTCAATGATTCTATTAGTGATAACCGGTTTGCGAATACCCGGCATCAACAACAAATTGGCTGGTACAACTTCTGGATCCAACACTGAATCTAAAGCCTTATTCAGTGTGTATTGCAAATAACTAGTGTCATCGTTTCTTGTACTAGGAATATTTCTAAACGGCTCTTTCTCGGTGATGTCAAAACCATCAAAACCACCATTAAGAGGCATCAAGAATTGTTGGACACCTAAGTCAAGAAGTTGAGCGAATGTACCAGAGACTTTTGTGAAACTCTGATCTGCCGCCGATCCCGCATCATAAGCTCCTGAAACATAAGCAACAGTGTTAGAACCGGTTGTGACTTGCAAGTCGTCCAAAGTAAATATGAAAGAGTTCTCAAAATCCCCACCAGCTTCATTTCTAAAGCCGCCGGCGCCAACTGGTAACCTTCTTATGTAATCAACGTAATCTGGATCATTTTGACTAGATGCGGCTGAAATCTTTGGTCGAATACCGTAATAAGCCAAGTATGGATTTGCTGCTCCACCTTCTGTTCCATTTTGTCTCAAAGGAATCGAAGGGAAGTTAAACGATGCTGTATAAGCAGCAGGGCCATAAGCTAGCATGTTCTCGGTCGCTGTAGAGGGTACGGAACCCGATCCTTTGATGAATGCACCAGCAAATGTTGCTGCGACATTACCGAATCCTTTTGCGTCAGCTGAACCACTGGTAAGAGTGAAGCCTTTCGGGCGAACAGGTCCAATAAATCCAGCAGGTAAATAACCTTGTCCAGCACCGTCTTTCACAAATTGTTTAACTTCAACATAAACAATGTCAGATTGATTCCGGAAGTCTCCATAGGTTCTATAGCGACGATCTGAGTCTGACCATTCAAGGAATTGATCCCCAATTTTGGCTGCAATGTAATTTGGAGAAGAGGGATTTAAGTTACATCCTGAGTAACGCTCTATCGTTTGACCATTCAAGTTTTTAATAACAACTGTAAATGTCCCATAAGGGTTTACGACAGGGTTTGATGGTGCATTGATTTGCTCAATTGCAATCATGTAATCTTTCTCAATTTCGTTTCCAACATGTAGAGATTTGAGTTTAAACAACTTTGCTTGATCCGTTTCTTTTTGAGAAACAACCCAACCAGTTTGCGATTCAGTAGCGGCTTCTCTGTGGTCACCCCAGTTGTTGTTTGTACCAGATCCACTTAAGAGTGGAAGAAGTAATGCATAGGATTTTCCTGCACTTGAAGACAAAGTAAGAGTATCTACTTCTCGTGCAAAAGTTTCTCCTAGCCAATAAGTTTTTCTTTGTGCCGATGGTGTTGTTTCATCGTTTACCAATTGAGGATTGGTATTGAATACTGAGCGGATATATCTAGAAGAGTCTCTATTAAAGTTAAAGGTAACTGAGTTTCCAACCTTTGCTGTGGTATTATACACAGATAATTTGTACTCATTGTTCTCTAAAGACTGGAAAAATGTACCAGCTTCTTCTTTAGCTGCATTGTCAGCAACGCTTGTACCTGTTAAGGCAAGATACCCACTGTCTGCATAAAAAACAGCAGCTAAAGCACCTGTGCCGAAATCTGTGGCACCTGAGGCAACTAAAAATAAGCCATATGCTGTTGAGTTTTCAGCAGCAACACTACTTGCTGTTCCAGAAAGTTCCCATCCGGCTTTTCCGCCATTGGCATCTGTTGCTCCAGTTGCCTGTTCGCCGGCAAGTCTAACAATTGTTATTGGAGACTGTTCTGATGCAAGCCATGCTTGAGCAGCATAAGATGCATATGTAGGTCCAGTCATATTACCGTCTCTCCACATATCTCCTTGGGCGCCATTACCACCAGGGATAGGTAATCCAAAAACAGAGACGAAGTCGTCTAAGTTACTGACCTTAACTGGTTTGTTTGCTGGTCCTTTTCTCGTTCTACCAATAATGATTGGTCCTTCGTCATCCACTTGAGCTGGGATAAAGCTTTGGTCGATCTCACGGATGTCAATTCCGGGTGAAAGAAAATCAAATTTTTTAGCCATCGACTACTCTCCTTTAAAATATTAAAAATCATTTTCCTATTAAATAGTAAAGTTAGAACCCAAACTACATTTAAAAATCTCTAAAACTATCATCGTCGTTTTCCCATGGCTTAGTATCTCCAACGATTGATCTCTCTCTTATGATCTTTACTTCCACAATCGTCTCCTTAACAACAGTTGCTGGAGCATCTTCGTTTAAGCCATCGCCAAGGAAGTATCCAAGAACCTTAAGAGTGATGGAGGTTCCAAAAGATCTTTCTTCTTCTCCAAGATTTGCCACATTGTTAGACTGGGCAAAATCTGACTCGATGAACACTTCATATCTGTGCCCATCATACTCTGCCAATAATACGTTTATATTACCAGTTCTAGAAACGAAAGGTGTCACTAGGTCATTCATTTGTTGTTGATACTCTGCTCTAAGCCTTACTGTGTAGCTTGCGTTGACCCACACTGGGATTGGTGCATACACTTCTTCATATACTATTTTTTTGTTGTCTGTTGGATAGTTTTCTTGACCAGAGACTTTATCGCTTTCTATTGAGGCGAACTTTCGTGTTACCTTCTGAGATATCCTTCTGGATATAAGCCGTTGATGTTTTTTGTACCCTCTCGGCCCGGTTGTGTCGGGGAAAATGTTAGCTTGGTAAGCCCCTTTGAATGATGGATCCTTTGTGAGGCTTGATCTCTCTAGTGAGATTAGGGGAAGCTTTAATTTACCAACGGAGTCTCGAATATCTTTTTCCTTTGAGTTAAATGCTCTCTCTGGAAACACCCAAAGGACAGGGACTTTCTTAAATCCACTATTAGTATTTGTGTGAAGGTCAAATTGATCATTGATTAAATTAAATATTGCCATATCGATAGTCTCAATCGTTGATGGTTTAAATGTCATAACTTTACTCTCCATTGAATACTCCGTCTCTTGCTCTAATACAATCCGCTGTCACTTCGAATCTTGAATCAATTTGCCCAAATAGAGCTTTTGGCTCATTTAGCTTCACTATTTCGTAGTAAATATCGCCATATCTTACAAAGTCTCCTTCGCGCACATAGAGATCTTGATCTTCTGTCAATCTTCTCTTGTGGAAATTCACTTTCAGACCAGTTGCCTTGTCGATCCCGATTCCTTCCATGAAAGTTGTTTCGACGCCCAAGTAATCCACAAGAGCATATACTCTAATGGGGTGTAGAAAGTTTTTCTCCAAAGCTTCGCCATATAAAGGGTGAAAGTTTGTGGTTTCCATGTCAATTGGAAAGTATAAAACCTGCTGTCCGACGACTCTCTCAATGATCTCATCGTTGATTTGTTTTACTAGGTTTTTTTCTTTTTCTCCTAAAAACAAAGGTGATGGCGGTTGCGATGGTCTTTCCCATTTAGACATTAATTTATCCTACAAAAATTTTCATTGGAACTTTTTGAACAATAGCGTCCATATTATCGACCATTGCCTTGTCTGCTTCAGCAAGCTTGGCATAGAGCATCTCGTCGAGTTGCTTGTTGAGCTCTTCACGTAAAGCAGTTTGCTCCGATGCCGCTTGAGACAGAAGATCTGAGGCGTTCAGTGTGACGGTGTCACCAGGAATCGGTACATTACCACCGAACTTTCCTCGAACTTGCCCTAGGGTCTCTTTTGAGAGCGCTAATGAGAATCTTCTGACCCATTGCTGGCCGATTGAGTTTACTTTCTCAAATGCGATATTCTCCATTGGCATGGTGTTCATATTGTTTACACCATCAACACCATTGTCACCATTCGAGTCTTCAAATGCATCATTTCCTCCAACAGTGAATCTAAACCAAAATTTTGATGGAGACACAGAGTCAGGAGTGGGATAGAGTCTTAGCTTGTTATCTACTATCTCATATGAATAATGAGAAGTTCTTGTATACAAATGGTCTTCGTATGCGATTGCTTGTGCTTTGTTTTGCCAAGGTGGGATGACATTAAATGTTGAGTCGTCTGAATACTGTCCGTAGTTGCTCATGTCTCCAACAACATTTAAGCCACCATAGTATCCATAAAATCTCCACATTTGTCTAGGAGATATGTAATATAGTTGTCTAATCTTGACTCTTTTGTTATTCATCCCTTCCCATGGAGAACCAGCTTGGGAACTAGAAACGATCTGTTGCAAGTCATAGTCTTGTTTATTTGATACACTGTCAAACGATGCAGAGTATATAGGTTCTGTACCACCAACCATTGCTTCGGAAGAAAACTTATCCGAATTTCGAAAAGCATAGTCGAATTGAAACTTTGGATACTTAAGAGCGATACCTACTCCCTCTACAAGGTCTCCCTTGTGATCAAATGACCCTGTAGGACCACCTAGGGCGCTCCCTAACGCGTTTCGTGCTTGATGGAGGTTCGTTATGTAGGAATATTCTAGAACGGCTTCCTCGTAGTTATTATAGACGTTCTTGGCTGTGATTTCGATATCTAAGATGTCACCACCTAGACGCTTATAAGTGTAAGCAACTTGTGCAACTGCACCAGTAACAAAAGAATTACTTGTATAGTACCCAATTGCCAACGAACCAATAACGTCGCCAGTACTTCCCTGTTCCGGTAGTGTGATTGCCGACACTGTTGATGCCGGTGTTAATTCTGGAAATGACATATAAAACCCTCCGTCAAAGTAAATAGTTTAAATAAAAGCAAACCTCCGAATGCCGAAACATCCGAAGGAAAGGAGGTTAAATGAAATACAAAATAAAAATTACTTTTTGCGAGATTTTTTACGAGCCTTCTTTTTGCTTTTTACTTCTTGAACGGCCTCTTGTGTCTCTTCGATAATGTCTTCGATAGTTTCTCTTGCTTCTTCAGCAATCTCAACAACCTCTTCGGCTAAATCGACAACTTCCTCAGCAACTTTCTCAGCAACCTTTGTTGCAACTTCGATAGTTTTTTCAGCAGCATCTTGAATTGATTCTGCTATGATCATTGCTCTTTGTTGACCTTTCTTTTCTAGCTTTCTTCTTCTGTTAATGTGTGGCGCAGCCATAATAAATCTCCTTTAAAAAAATCTTTCTCTCTAAATAGTGCCGTAAAGACAAAAAACCCCAACTCCGAAGAGCTAGGGCCAAATTGTGATTAGTAGTTAATCTTAGAGATCGCGAACGATAACCAAACCATACATATCAGGACGAACCATTTTCTTCGCATAGCGAGTCATGACTCCCTTACGAGGAACGAAGTCTTCAGGTCCAAAGATGGTTGGAGTTGTTTGCAATGGTACATATGGAGCATAAACATATCCACTTTCCAAGAAAGAAGAACCTTTACGTCCAACCAAGATTGCGTTACGTGCAAAGTAAGGATCAACGATAACGTCGAACTTACGGTTTAAAGAACCAACCTTTACAGCACCGATGTCGCCTTTGTCAGCGTCAGCAGTTACGTTTGCGCGGAAACCAGCTGTGAATTCCAAAACGTTAGCAACTTCAGGAGAAACAACTACGAAGTTAGCACCACCACGCAAAGTCTTACGGTGGATTTGTGCAGATACATCATTGATAGTTTCGATCAAAGTTTCATACCATTCAGAAACATTACCAGTAAAGTCAGGAGCACCACTAGCACCGATCTCGGCACCAGTTGTACGGTTTACGAACAAACCGGGTGAACGTGACCAGTAGTAAGTTGCAGCAGTTGCACCGTTTACAAGGTCAGCCAAGATTTCACGATCCAATTCAAGAGCAATTTGCTCAGAAAGGATAGAAGTCAATTCTACTTCAGCATCCAAGTTGTGGTAAGCGTTCAAGTCTTGACCCAATTCTGGAGTCCACTTTGCTTTCAATTTCTTGGTTTGTGCTGTGATAGCGATTGAGTCAACTTTGATGTCGATCTCTGGAATTTCAGAAACTCCCTCAAGTGCCCATTCTGCAGCACCTTCGATTGCTCCAAGAGCTCCACCTTCGATCAAGTTGTCGCGGAATGGAGTAGAACCAGTGATATCAGTAGCAGCACCTAAAGTATTTTCTACAGCAGAACCAGAAGTTCCGATAAAGTAGAAGAAAGCAGATCCAGCAGTTTCACCAGCCGCAGTGTTTGACAAACGAGCCAATCGACGAAGAGCTTTAGCATCAGTAGTCACCTTGGCGTTTTTAGCTACACCGTTAGCCCCAGTAAAGTCAAATGCAGACAAGTTGTCCAAGTCGATTTGAGGTTGAGCAGCCAATCCAGCAGCGAGAATTTGAACTTCCAAAATGTTTGCAGTGTGTGCAGCAGTTTGGGCATCACAAAGACTCATGATATCCGGATCATAAGATAATTTCTTACGATCACCATCGGTAATAGAAGAAGATACATTGATACGACGCACAGCAGTATTAGCAGCAAGAACTTCGAAAGAACCAGTCGCAGAAGCGTAAGCATAACCGCGAGCAGAGAAACGAGGACCAGAAAGGTCTTCTTTCAAGCTTGTTCCGACCAAGTTAACACCACCAGTTACTTGAGAACCAACACGGTCAGTACCGTAGATTGATTGTGCGGCTGTGTTTCCAAGACGATCAGCCATAGTTAGGTCGCCCAACTTGTTTCCGAAAGTGAAATCCAAGAAGAAGATTAATCCACTTGGAAGAGACATTGGTTGTACAGAAACCAAGTCGTTTGCAATCAACCCAGCGAATACACGACGAACGATTGGGAATGCAACAGCAGCAAAACCTTCGACAGATCCACCAGCCATTGTGTTAGACTCACGAAGTAATTCGCGAGCTTGATTTTCTAAAAGACGAGCCATGTTGGCTTTTTGATTGCCATCAGACAATCCTTCCAAAAGACCTGTTGCGGTCCATTTGTTTAAAAGAGCAGCACCTTCTTGTTGCATATCGCGATTCACGATGCCCTCTGTAAGAGTTTCGATAATAGACATTTTAAAATCTCCTTAAATTATTTTTTTATGCCAGCAAGCTTCTGCATCTTTTCCAAAAATGGATCAGAGCTTTGCTTGCTTTCGTTAATGTTTTGCCTCGAATTCAACATAGAACTTAAGTTCGATCTTCGATTGACAGACTCGCTCAGTGATTGTGGACCTCTTTTGCTATTAGGCGTCGATCCCACTGTGGCTTTGAGTGTCTCATGAAGTTTTTTAGCTTCTTTCGGAGACTCCGCATTTGCGATGGCTTCGACAATTTTTGATTTTTGTCGCTCATTCAGGGAGGCATCACCCAGAGTACGGTTCTGGTATAAAAGTTTTGCGTTGGACAATAGTGTTTCCTCAAGATAGACTTCCATCTTGGATAGGACGTTTTCCAGTTGATCGTTCTGGCTCGTCAGAAACTTTAGTGTCTCATATAATTCTATTTGTGCTTGTTCGGCAGTGGTTTCATCTTCGGAAGCTTCTTCAGGAGGTTCTTCATCTTCGGGATAAACAATTGCTGCCATTTCTGCGTTATGGGCTTTTCTGTGTTGAGATCCAACTCCATTTCCACCGAGAGTATCTAGGATTGGGTTGTAGTCTATTTCCACTTCTTCTTCGATGACTTCTTCGTCATCTTGCTCAAGTAAGTCCATAACCTCTTGAAGGTTGAGGTCAAAGTCACCATCTCCAGAATCGCCTAACGATCCATCTAGAGAGTCTCCACCGTCTTCATCGGGTGTTTCCCCTCCCAAGTCTCCAAGATTGCTTGTAGGTTCATCTATGGATCCCTCAGAAGCATTCTTTTCATCTTCTCCAATCTCAAGATCTCCAAGATCAAGATCGACCATTCCATTTTCATCTTCTGGTAAATTATCGACAAGTGCTGTGAAATTAGTCATCATGTCGTCATATCTATTATCCCAAGCTGGAGCAGGTTCCAACACTGGGCTGTCAGCAGGCATAGCCTGTGACGGCGATGGGACTGATTCTTCTTCCTTGATTAATTCGTCTTCAATTTCTTTAATTGTACTTTTTGCTCTATCTAGATTTGATGAATCATCTACCTCAAGCATTTGATCTACTGCCTCTTTTATTTGTTGAGAATATTTCTCAATTACCGACTGCTCAGCATTCTTAATTGCTTGTTCTCTCAATGTAGCTGCATCTGTAATTGCTTGTTTTAACATGTTGGACATTAAATCGTCTCCCGAATTTATATTTCTCCATTAAATAGTGTATTTAGAGTTTAAACTCCAAAAGAGGCTTCAAAAAGAAAACGCCTCAACGCTTTCACGTTGAGACAAATCTTTGTAGTAAATAAGTTTTATCTTAATTATACACCGGCATTATAAAGATCAGTAACCTGTTGAGAAGTCAACACTTCGTTTTCGACTTCAAAGTTCTTGATCTCGCCATCAAAGAAGGCATATGGTTCATTAAGCGGGCTGGTGCGCGACCATGGGTTCGCACCGATGTAGAGACCCCAACCAGAAGCATATCCCTGAGAAACGCCTGTTGCGCCAGCACCTGCTTGAGAACCGTCAACATATAAAGTGTAGCCAACAGATGCTTCCCAAGACACGGCCAAGTGATGCCATGCACCGTCATTCAAACCACTAGGTCCAGGAAGTTCGCCCGAGCCGCCGGCTGGGTGTCTGTACTTTAGTTGACCATTGTTTAATCTTGCGAAGAAACCATTGAAGCGGTCTGCTCCACTCATACCTCTGACGTGAGAAGAATAGATTCTTCTATCACCAGTTGCACTTGTTTTAAACCAAATAGATGTGGTCATCTTATCTGTGAATCTAAAGTTGTCGCTAACGGTTGCATAGTCGCCAGTGCCGTCAAGCACTAGAGAACCATTGCTTATGTTAGCATCGCCATAGAGAGTTGCGGATGATTCAAGATAACTTGAACTAGAGCCTTGTGCTGCTGTCTCGATAGACATTTGTCGATCTGATTGACCAGCAATCAATGCTACTTGTGCTTCTGTCAAAGCAACTCCATCTCCGATTTGCAACGAGTCAATTGAGTGAATCGGTGCTGAGTTA